ATGATTAGAATTTTACTGTCCACCCGCCTTGGCGAAAGGAAGTGGACGCAAGCGGATCTCGTCCGAGAGACAGGAATCAGGGCTTCTACTATCAACGACCTGTACCACGAAATGACGGACCGGGTCAGTCTGGAGCAGCTCGACCAAATATGCAAAGCGCTGGACTGTGACATCAACGAGATTCTTGTGCGCGAGGAAAAGATAGACGAACGCACACGGCAGCGAATGGGCCCCGCCCCGGAGCGCCGCAAATAACCCTATCCCTTGCCCGGACTGCAATGCGGTTCGGGCTTTTCCTTTACTCCTCCGCGCCGTCCACCTGCGGCGCATCCAGCATGATTTGCGAACCGTCTGGGCAGATGATGGCGACCCTGCACCCGCAGAAGTCAGCAGCACGGACAAGGTCTTTCCCCGACCAGCGCTCGTTCTTCATTTTGTTTGCCATGCTCTGCTTGCTCATGCCAAAATACTCTCCGAGATCACCCTGCAACTTCCCGCAGGTCTGAAGCATGGCCTTTACTGCACTTGATAATGTCATTGTACGACACTCCTTTCTTTCTTATAGGGTACACCAATTTGATAAACTTGTCAATAGAAAAAGTGAATTATTTCATCAAAACCTATTGACAAGTACACGAAAAAGGTGTACTATATAACTGTAAGGCAGAGATACAAAAACCTCTTACAAAAGGAAGTGAGGACATGAACGACATGAACGTAACAAAGGCGCTCTTAAACGCAATTCTCGAACTGATTGAGAAATGCGACACGCTCGAAGAACTTCGAGAGAGCGTCAAGCGCATCATGGCAGACTAAAAAAATAGAGTGGCCGCCCCGCTAAGAACGCCACTCCGCACCGCAAATCAATAACGGCGAGCCGGGAGCCTTACCCCGGCCGCCCTCTATTTTATCAGAGTAAGGCAGAAAAGACAAGAGGGAAACAAAATGAAGTACATCGATATCAACCAGAAATTCACCGCTAAAGTCGCCGAGTATATCGCCAAGGGCTACACCATCAACACCGCCACGATGAGCGGCAGTCAGGGCGAGGTTGCCCATGTTGATTTGACGGACGGCAAGCAGGTTGTCCGCGTCCTGCTGGACAGCTTCACCGAGTACGACAGCTTCAACAGCCTGTCCGGTCTGGAAATCGTTGTCGGCGCTCCCGCAGATAAGGTCGTTCCCTACGACACCGCCCGCTACAATACTATCTGGAACAACCGACTTGAGGTCATCGAGAGTGAGCGCTTCTACGAAATCGGCTCCAGCAAGCGCCGCGGTAACACATTCTACGGCACGAAAGCAGAGGCAGAACAGGCCGAAGCCCTCAGCGTGGAACGCTACAAGGCAAAGAGCAAGACCAGCCCCTACATCGATCTGACTGACCGCTACCTCCCTCTGGCGGTCAGCATCGTCAAAAAGCGCACAGGCCGCACCCGCGTCCAGAAAGCCAATGTCCGTATCCACAAGGACAGCAAGGGCTATGTCGTCAGCTACCGCAGCGAGATCTACCGTCTGCACTAATATAGGAGGTCGTCACAATGAAAATTATCAAGGTTGAATGGTGCGAGAACTTCATCCGGGCCGCCTTTACGAAGCACCACCCATTCGCTGGCCGTAACCCAGGAATTGAGGTGGGCTACTTCTGGAAAATGGCCGAAAAATCTGGCCTATGGGAACGTGGCACATACGGTTCCCCCATGTCTAAGGCGGTCGGTAATCTTTGCTACTTTGAGACCGTCTTCGACATGGACGGGAACTTCGCCTACGACGTATTCAGACTAAAAAAAGAGGAGTGCTAAAAATGACTATTGCAACGCTTGAGAAAATCCACGAACTGTTGAAAGACGAAGTTAAGACCAGACAGACTTCTCGAGACATTATCCAGAAAGCGTACTATGAGAAAGAGCGAATCCTTGAAGATTTAGCTCGCGATGGCTACGACAAATCACAAGCACCTGTGATTTCGGCAGCAAAGGAAAAAGACACAGCAAAAGCGGTTTACGATGAGGCACGCCAGAAACTCTATGAAGCTGACGCCGCTCTCCGCGACTTTGAAGCACAGGAATTTTAAGGAGGCTCTCCATGAAAATGCTTAACACTCCGCAGGAAATTGCGGTTGCGATCAATATGCACCAGATGCCCGTCGTCCGCCTCGACCTTGCAGATGCCGACGAGTACGGCATCAAATCGCAAAAGGTGCTGATCGACAACGGAAAGTTCAAACGCTTGAAACCTACTGACCCAGATATGCCCTATCTGGTGCGGGCCGAGATCAGAGCTTTTGTTGATGAAAAGAAATTCACGTTCGCATCGTATGGCTGCTGCCTGTCCAACACGTTCGGCTACTACGATATGGAGGAATTGCTCGACTACGCCAATGCACCGATTATCAAGCGGGATTCCGATGTGGTGCTGGCAATCGTAGATAGCCGCAGGAAGATCGCATACAAACCGATCGTCCTGCACACAAGAAACCGCATTGACCCGAACTGTCAGATTCCTCTCGGCTTCATCGACGAGGACAATGACGCAACCGAGTACATCCGGGCTGCGGGATGCCGCGAGTGGAAAAATTGAGGAGGAAACCGCAATGACGCTGACCGACTTTTTGCAGCCCCTCGACCTCGCCACCCACATCCGCATGGCCAAGGCAGACGCCGACCTCATCTACTTCGGCCCGGCGGGCGACCTGCCCCTGCCCGTCATGCAGCAGTATGAGGTCATCGAGTGCTGGTCCGAGTGCTACCCGTCCATCGGTGGCATCTGCGGCATCTCCATCATCGTCACAAAAGTCAAGGAGGACTGATACCATGAAATTCACCAAAGAGGAACTGACCCATCGCATGATCTCCGACCAGCAAAACGGCTGGCCGTTCTGCCCTCGATGCGGCAAGCCGCTCAAGATCAACCCGCAGACCCAGCAGGCCGCCTCCTCAAACGCATTGTCCAGAGAGGTAAGCGGTCTATATATCTGCGATGACTGCGGCTCTGACGAGGCTCTCCGCGCGTTTGCGGGCATGCCCCTCCCGCTGGAGCAATGGGATCAAACACGCCTCATCAACACCATGTACAAGTAAACCACAAAAAGCCCCCGGCCCACTACCGTGACAGGTAGCAGCCGGGGGCTCATTTTAATTATTGTGATTTTGCTTGGGCTCTTCGTAGGTCATCGCCTGCGGGCTGTCGCCGATACCTGCCGTTGTCGGGTCGGTCACAATGCCGAGGATCGACAGCACGGCAAACACCGCATTGACAACGGCCAGCAGTTTGTTGCCAAGGTCGCCGAGGTCGAGCGTGTAGCCGAACACGGCAGCCACGACCTGCACCAGCAGCAGTACAGCCGGGATCAGAGCCAGCCAGAACGCTTTGTTTTTGATGCGGACGCGCCAGTTGATATTCATGTATATTCCTCCTTTGTGGAATGGTTCGCAGGGCAGCCCGGCCCATGCTCCAGAATCTGAATTCTGGTCTCATGGTCGTGCAGCTTGGAGTCCTGCATTTCTTCATGTTCCCACAGCCGCCTGTGGGATGCGTGGTTGCTCGCCGACACATCCGTCAGCCTTTCGTCCAAGGTGTCGAATTTGTCGTTGAGCTTGGTCAAGGTGGTGTTCAGTCGAATCATAGGCGCGGTCACAGTGCCAAGCAAACCCAGCAGCACAACGATCACGCCCACAACGCCCCATTCGGTCATTGCCTCCACCTCCCAACTATGCAGCGGTCTTGTACTCGATGGCAGCCTTTTTGCACAGGGTGGTGACATGCTCGGCATCGCCCGCGCTGATCTGGCCGATTTCGATGTACTGTGCCGTCTTGGCGGCATCAATGTACCTGCTGCGGTAGTAGCCAGGGGCAACGAGGTCAAGCTGCTGGGCCAGATTGTACACCGCCATGGCCTGCACATTGCTGGCGTAGTCGATGACGATCTTTGTCAGGCCGCGGCTGTCGGTGGTCTGGTCACGCAGCCCGGCGCCAGCCTTGGCATCGTCCACACTAATCCAGCCAGTGACCTTGCCGTACTTGCCCACATTGCTGGTGCTGTTGGTAATGCGCACACGGCCATTGACCACCTCGGTGCCCCACAGGTAATAGGTGCCCGTGCGCACCCCGGCGATAGCCAGCGAAGCACTGGCAATGTACAGGTTGGTGCGTTCCAGATGCAGTGCCATCCCCGCCCGCAGGGCATCGCCCACCACGGTAACGCCACCGGCCAACCGCTTGTTGACCTCCTCGGCCAGCCAGCTGAACTTGCCGCCAAGGTACGGGCCGGGGCAAGCGGTGCTGGTAAAGTAGCTGTGCTTGGTAAGGTTGCCGCGGGCATCGCCGGTGTAGTTGAGGCCATTCTTCAGTGCGGGGTTGCGCTGGCAGATGTCCACGCACAGTTTTACCAGCGCCTCCAGCGCTGCATCAGAGACATGCCACTGCCCGCCAATCTGGTCGTTGGCAACCTCCACGGTAATGGCCCTGTGGTCGTTGGCAGGGCTGCTGCTGCACCAACTGCGGTCTGCCTCGTGGCACAGCAGCGCAATACCACCGTCACTGGAAATCGCATAGTTGCTGGACATCTGGCGGCTGGGCTTGGCCTCCATGGCAGCAATCTGTTCCAGCGTCAGATTGCCCGCCATGTGGTGCGGGGTGATTTTGCTGACAGCGTACTTGCGCGGGCGGTTGCAGTTGGGCGAAATGCAAGTCAGGTCTACGAAAGAGCAATCACTCATCGTCCTCAACCCCCTTGCCGTTGCTGGTCTCAGCATCGCATTCAACAGTGATGTCAACGCCGTTTTCAAGTTCCTTGTCGGTCATGGTCTGTCGCTCCTCTCGGTAAAAATTTGTATAAAAAATCGGCAGCCCCGCCGCAGTGGCTGGGTTGCCGATTTCTTATTGAGTTGTCGCCCTACGCTTCAAGCGCGGGCCGGGATAGTACGAATTCATCCAGCATCTTTTCAAGGAAAGCATCGCTGGTAACATCCTTGAACAGTCCCCGGTAGCTGGTGATGACGCTCAACGCATAGTCAAGATCAATCTCACCCGCAGCATAGGCATCCTGCACATACCGTAAGTGCTTTTTCATGCCGAGGGTGGTCTGCCGGCGCAGTTCGATTTTGACCGGGCTGATTTTCCGCCCCACGAATTCCACCGGGTTTCCGATGGGAATGACGGCGGTTTTCTGGTTCAGATTCAGCCCAAGGTTTGTTTGCAGGTAGTTGTCCACTTCCTCCACAAGTTCCCACGCAGCGGCCTTGCCCTCGATGATTGCGCCCATATCGTCCATGTACCGGGCGTAATACGGCGCACACAGCTCCCGCTTGATGTAGTGATCCGCAGGTGTCATAACCACATTGGCCGTCATCTGCGATACCAAACTGCCCACCTGCATCCCGCGGCCCGCAATGCGTTCCGCTGTGGTAACATCGGTGCAGTACAGCGGCAGCCCCAGCGGGCGGCCATCGCAGCGGATAGCGCGTTCAAAGAACCACATCATGTCGGCATCATCCAGCGGGCGGCCCAGTTCCCGCAGCTGTACTTCGGTAGGAATACGAAAGAAGAACTTTGTAATGTCCATCTTCACAAAGTACCAGTCGCCGGGTTTGGCCGCAGCCTCTCGCATCCAGCCCTGTATCGTGTTTGCACACCGCACAGGACCCTTACCGGGAACGCTGCCATAACTGTGTTCGTAGAACGACTTGCTGTAAATCGGCCACGTCACATTGTACGCAGCGCAGTTTACAACGCGGTCATAGAAAGGCAGGCTGCTGATGATTCGTTTCTTGGGGTAATACTCATAAAATTGGTGAAGCGGCCCTGTCTGGTACTCATGCCATTGAAGCCGATTCACCGCATCGATCAAATTATCCTCAAGGAGATTGGTGTACTCAAGCACACAATCCTGATAGCGCTTATGTTTTCGCGCCAGCAAATAACCATCATACATATTGTCGAAGGTTGCAAACTGCTCAAAAATATGTCTGTGTTTTTCCAATCTAATGCCACTCCTTGAGGTTCGCAGCCCCGCAGGTGCCGTATGGAGGTATGCCATCGGAACACCGGCAAAGCTGCTAAAATTTTAAGGCCGCAGCTTTTACCCTGCAACCAAGGAGACCAGCCCCTTTATCCCTCTGTACTGAGAGCAAGCCCGCGAGCTTGCAATATCTGACTATGAGGTAAAGCGGCGCGGAAGCCAATGTTCGTCCTCGAATTCGACCGCGGGTTGTTGCCGTTGAACGAAGCCAAGCCATAGGAAGAGTTGTTCCAGTTGCCGCCCGAATAGAAAGCGCGTCACGGCTGATACCCTATGTCTTCGGCTGGCTCTTGATGGTTTTAAGCCAACCGCCGAGCATCTTTCCGATTTCGACTGCCATGCCGCTCCAGACCTCGTACTTCTTCATCGGGAGAAATCCGAGTTCATGGCTCAACCGCAGATAAGCCCGCAGCTTTGCCACTTCCACATCCAGATCCTGCAAGGTAGTCTTTTTGTAGTATTTCTTCTGCGCCTCAATCGTGCGCTCCAGCATGGTGTCCATGCAGCGCTTGATGTCGGTGCAGAGAGCAAACTTTTCAGACTTCGGATACTGCGCAAGGGCTCCGTACCCATACTGCATCATGTCAAAGACTTTCTGCATGATTTTAAGTTCTTCGGCCAT